ACACGTTGGATCTCAATGTAGAACAGCGCGTTCTCTCCGGCCTTGCTCTACGTCTCGCAGCATCTTTTGACGACAATGCGAACACTTCGACCGCGGCAGAACTCCGCAAGACCGTTCTGGAACTTCAACGTTCGCTCAAGGGTGCCGTCGTCGAGTACGACCCGCTTTCGGAGATCATGACCCGCTAATGCTTCAATTACCCGCGCGTTACACAAAACCCTTATCGGAGAACTTCGAGACCGACGGGGATAGACTCATCGAACTTATGTCGTTGTGTTGGGTTACGCCGGAGACCGACAAGCCGATCGAACTTGACGAGTGGCAGAAGTGGTTACTTCGCCACATGCTCGAACGCTACCCGGTCGACCACCCTAAACACCCGGGGGAACTTCGCTACCGACAGATCGTTTGCTCAATGGGCAGACAGAATGGTAAGTCCGTGATCGGCGGCGGGTTGGCACTCGACGCGCTAACGTTCCACCTAGGTGACGTACTATCTATCGCATCATCGCTTGATCAGGCCACCATTATTTACAACCGAGTCAAGCACGTCATCGACGCTAACGGTTGGCTCAAAAAACGCTTCAAGCGCACAACCGAGACCCGTGGTATCGCTAAAGCCGACGGCACCGGAACTTACAAAGTGAGCCCGGCCAAAGAAGCCGCGCTTCAAGGTAAGCCTGTCAAGCGTGTCATTCTCGACGAGGGACACTTAGCCAAAGCCGGAATCTGGACAGCCGCAACCAAGGGCGCGATGGCTCAAAAGAATAGCACCGTCATCATGATCACAACAGCCGGCGATCAAGATAGCGCGACACTTATCAGTCTTTACAAAGCCGCAGAGAAAGCAATAGCCGACCCGGCATCGAACGAACGCTTCGGAGCGTTTATCTGGGAAGCACCAGAGAACGCACCTATCAATGATCCGTCGGCGATCATGGCCGCTAACCCTGCCGTAGCCTGTAACCGAGTCGACATTGATCTAGTACTCTCAGACATTCTTACGCAGCCCGAACATGAAGTTCGCCGCTACACCCTAAACCAATTCATTACCGGTACGTCGGCGTCATGGCTACCGAACAACCTATTCCGAGCATGTACCGGCAGCGGCGTCACGAACCTAAACGGTGGAGTGTTTGCCGTAGACATAGCACCGAATTGGACTTCGGCCGTCATCGCAATCGCCAACACTAACGGCGACATTCAAGAGACCGAACTCGTCGCGTCATACAACAACCCGACCGAGGATCTATTGTTCGACGAACTCAAGAGACTTGCCACGCAGTACGGGGCGCGAGCGATCACCCTAGACGACAAGGTACTCGGCAATCTAGGCAAGCGACTCAAACAGGCCGCTCTACCCGTATGGCAACTTTGGGGCAAAGAGGTATCAGCATCGCACTCAGCCGTGTACGCCATGTTCGCGCAGGGACTTGTCAGACACAACAACGACCCGCTACTCGTCGCTCAGATGGGCAACGGCGTAACCAAGTACACCGGCGAAACATGGCTAATCTCGCGCAAAGAATCACGCGGGGAGATCGACGCACTCATGGCTACGGTCATGGCACTCTACGTTTCAAGTCGTTCGCAACACGCCGGCGTACAAGTGTTCTAAAAAAAGTTGTTAGTATGCTAGTGGTATGGCCTCATTATGGAAACGCATAACCGGAACGACCGAAAAGCGAGCGGTTCAACCGACTATCCCTACGCGCTCGGCGACCGTAGTCACCGCAGACTCGGCACTATCTCTAACAGCCGTTTACCGCGCTTGCCAGATCATCGCCACCCCGATCTCCAAGATGACCGTCGAGACTTACCGTTACGCGTCAGGCGTCGGCGACCTAAAGATCGAGAACCCGCTGCTCGTCAACAAGCCGTCACTAAACGACAGCCGCCGCGACTTTTTCTTTCAGACCGTAGTCTCACTTGCCACCGACGGCAACGCTTTCTGGCACAAGGACTACGACAGCCGCGACAACGTCAACAACCTAACTATCTTGCCGGCCTCATCGGTCTCAGTAACTTGGAACGAAGCGAAGACCGCCAAAATCTACAACTACGCCGGAACCGACATCACGAGCCGCGTTGAACACCTCAAACTATTCTCAAAGGTCGGCGATCTTCGCGGCGTCTCACCAATTGCGTCATGCTACCGAGACATCGCAGCCGCTCTAGATCTACGCGACTACGCAGCCAACTGGTTCAGCGCGGCCGGAGTCCCTACCGGCATCATCAAGTCAAACCGCATCATCACCAAGGATGAAGCGGCAGCCATGACCGCCAATTGGCACAACAAGCAACAGAACCGCCAAACCGCCGTTCTAGGCTCAGGCGACTCTTACGAGATCGTTCAGTTGTCGCCAAAAGACGCGCTCTTCACCGACGTACAGAACCAAGCCGTTCAGGCCATCGCTCGACTAATGGGCGTACCGGCGCGACTACTACTAACGTCAACTCCCGGCGGCTCAGACACTTACACCAATCTCCAAGACGAGAATCAAGTTTTCTACCGTCACACCCTAATGGGCTACACCGATCCAATCGCCGACGCCCTTAGCAATTGCCTACCACGCGGCACCCGAGTCGAGTTCAATTTCGAGTCGTTGTTCAAAGCCGACATCGCAGAACGGTACGGTTACTACAAGGTAGGCGTCGACGGCGGTTGGCTAACTACCGAAGAAGTACGCATCAAGGAAGGCATCTAATGTCAGAAATCGAAACCCGGTCGTTCGAGGTTCGTCTAGCCGACACCGAAGAACGCACCATCACCGGACTAGCCGTTCCATACGGTCAGGAAGCCAACATCGGCGGCCAGTATAAGGAACGCTTCGAGCCGGGCGCAATCGAGAACGTTGACGACGTCAAGTTGTTCTACGCGCACGAAGAACCAATCGGTAAGGTCATCTCAGGCCGCGACACCGACGGCGGCTACGAGATCACCGCAAAGATCTCACAGACTCCACGCGGCGAAGAGGTACTAACTCTTATGCGCGACGGCGTTCTAAACAAGTTTTCGGTCGGTTTCGTACCGGTCGAAGATCGTTGGGAAAACAACAACTCAACGGTAACTCGCACCAAGGTATCTCTCAAAGAGGTATCCGTGGTCGCGTTCCCTGCCTTTACAGGCGCAACAATTAGCGAAGTACGCAACGAAGTCGAAACCGTCGACGAACCGGGCGAACCTCAAGAAAAAGAAAGTTCATCAATGTCAGAGAACATCGAACTGGACGTTCGCACCGCACTAGACGAGGTCGCAGAATTGCGCCGTGACCTAGAGGCAGTAAAGACCGTTCAGACCGTAACCCCATCAGTACCTCAGTTCCGTTCACAGGGCGAGTTCGCAAAGGCTCTAGTAGCCGGCGACGAAGATGCCAAGATGCTAGCGCGTGCCGCTTCAACCTCAGCAGACACCTACGCGGCTCCGGGCTTCATCGGCTTCATCAACAACCTAGTGAACGCTAACCGCCCATCATGGAACGTCTGGTCAACCGCTGCTCTACCTGCTAACGGCATGACCGTAGAGTACGCAACCGTCTCAGCCAACACCATCGCAGTAGGCGAGCAGGATCCAGAGAACGAAGCCCTTTCATTCGGCAACCTATCAATCGACTCAGTATCGGCTAACGTAAAGACTTACGGCGGTTACACCACCATGTCACGCCAGACCGTCGAGCGTTCAAGCGTCAACTACCTAGACACCGCGTTCCAGGCTCTAGCAATCGCTTACGCTAACGCAACCAACACCGCAGCCAAGGCAGCAATCGCCGCCATTGACTTCACCGCTAAGACCATGGATCTAGACGGCGGCACCGCAGCGTCAGTCATCGAGGGTCTAATCGACGGCATCAAGTACATCAAGTCAAACTCAGGTCTAAACGCGGAGTTCATTCTTTGCTCGGCCGACTCATACAAGTACTTTATGAAGATCGCCGACTCAGCAGGTCGCCCAATCGTCGACGTAAACCGCGACGGTCAGAACACCTTTGCTACCGCTAACAACGACCTAACCGGTTCAATCTGGGGACTCCCAGTAGTTGTTGACCCATCACTAGGCACCGGACTTGCTTACCTTGCTAACAGCAACGCACTACGCGTTCTAGAAGCACCGGGCGCACCTGTACGTCTAACCGATGGCGACGTAACCACCTTGACCGACTCAATCTCGGTCTACGGTTACGCGGCAATCACCGTACCGTTCGCATCAGCAATCGTCAAACTAGACATCACCGCCTAGTAGCCGATCATGTCTGTAACGTTGGAAGAGTTCCAAGCCTACGTCGGCACCGATGAGACCGAGTTCCCTACGGAATGTCTCACCGCCGGCCTAGCATTGGTCGAAAACTACATCGGCACGGTAACAACCGTTCCGGCCGCAGTCAAAGATCAGGCGACACTTATTACGTCGTCGGAACTCTTCCACCGTCGCAGCGCACCTAACGGCGTGGCACAATTCGCATCGTTCGACGGCAACCCCGTAAGAGTTGCGAAAGACCCGCTAAACGCCGTCTATCCGTTACTACTACGTTACCTAGGGGCAGCCGTCTAATGACTAACGAGATTACGCTTTCAAAGGTCGAACTAAAACTTGACCTAGAAGCGGCAGGGCTAAAGGTCTCGGACTATGTTCCGGAACGCATCACCCCGCCAATCGTTATCATCAACGCGCGAACCCCGTACCTAGCAGTCTCAGACCTATCTAACGAGTACTTTCTAAACCTTGATCTAGTCTTGATCGCGGCCACCGCCACGAACAAGCAATCGACCGAGAAACTTGACGAACTACTCGAAGCGGTTGTCAATGCTCTACCGGCATACGCGAGAATGTTGCCGACCGGCGCACCGTACAACCTACAAACCAACAACGCCGAGTACCTAGCGATCAACGTGC